CCGTGGCACTGACGCGGACCATGAGCTCGTCGCCCGGAATGGGGCAGTACATGCGAATGCGCTGACCCGTCGCGATCTCGTCCTCGGGGCCTTTGCCGATCATTTCGTTTTCAAGCAAGATGGCGATGAGCTTGCGCTTGCCCGTGGACCCGCTGAAAACTCGCCACGTATGGCGACCGCCGACCGGCTCCGTTGCCGCGACAACTTCCATTCCAAAGCCAGGCTTCGATGCACCGGACAGGATCCCTTCCAGGAACCTACCGGCCGGAGCCGCAGAAAGAACAATCACGTTGTGACTGTCAGACATTGCCATAACTCAAACTCCTTGAACAGTTGTCTTGTGGAAAACCACGACGCCGGTGATCACTCGCGTTCGAAGTTCAACACCGGAACCGTGAGGATGTCTTCGCGATCGACGTTGGCCTGATTCAGTACCGGACCGCCAGCGGCACCGACATAAACGGCATTGTTGCGACGAGGAGCAGCAAGGTCCGCGAGGGCCTCGAGCTCGTCCAAACCCTTGGTCATCAAGAAGCCCGCACTCATGCGATTTCGGCTGTTGGCCGTGATCGTCGCGACGAGTTGCTTCTTCTGGGCCTGCTCGAACTTCATGGCGTTGATCACCACGCTGCGAATACGGGGCGGGGCGTAAGAAAGCCATTCGTTTTCAGTCACGTTCTCACCGTCGGCCTTTCCTTCCGGGCATGATGTTTCGTTACCGTCCTCGTCCCAGCACTTCTTCGGCTGGTCTTTCTCCTCGTCCTGCTCAACGTCGGTGCCCTTTTCGCCGACGTCGCCGTCGCCCACTTCCTGCTCGTCATCGGCGTCTTCGGTTGAACTGTTGAGTTCGTCCGAGGAAGACGGTTCGAGCGAGTCAGGCATGTTGCCCGTGGACTCGATTTCCTCACCGGAGGCGTTGGCGATCAAGTGAGCGCAACCCTGAGCATGTGCCCAGATCTTCTCGTCGCTCATGTTGACCAGCAACTCGATGTCCTCGGCGTCCCAACCCGCACAGTTCGTCACCAGTGCGGAGATGAGCTCACGCCTTTCCGATTGATTCAGGGTCAAACTGGCCATTTAGGCTCTCCTTCTTGAAACGATTATAGACGAGCCACGATGGTCGTCTGTTAATGCAAATCAGTCCCGATTGCGACGAGCAGCCAACGCTGCTCCGGCACCACCAACGGCAGCACCACCACCGATCATCGCGGCGGTCTTGCCAGGATTCTTCTTCATCCACTGTCCACCGGCGACCGCTCCAGACTTAACGGCCTTTCCGGCCTTACCGGCACGAAGCATACCGCGTTGACCCTGGATCTTGGCGACTTTGCCAGCACGACCGATCTTCTGTCCCATCTTCGACGAAGCAATGGCTCGACCAGCCTTTCCAGCCGCTCCCTGAACCTGACCCACAGCGCGACCAGCCATTGCGCTGGCCTTTCCACCGAGGCCGAGGTTGCTCTTGGTGATGGCTCTGTAGCCACCACCGCCACCGCCCGCTGCCAGACGTCGGGCACCTTGGAAGATCTTGGCCGCAGCACCGTTGTCCACGATCATTTCACGCGGCTCGTACTGAGCAGCGAGAGCGTTGAGGACAAGCCTTCGCTCCACCATTCGCTGCTGGGAGTTGTCGATCGTAACCTTGGTCATGTGTTGTTCCTTACCTTATGCGAATTCTCTTGAGGAGATCGATCACCTTTCGTCCCATTCCAGGCTTCCAGGCAGTAAGCATAGCATCGCCTACTGTGGGTCTCTTTGCAAATGACTGAGCCACACGCTTAGTCAAACCCTTGGCGGAAGCATTGGACTTTTCGGCCAGCTTGGCTCCTGCCCCTGCACCGATACCACCGATTGAACCGGCAATGATTCCCCCGGCGATGCCATGATCACCGAGTTCTTTGACGCCTTCTTTTTCTCGCTGGATGAATCCATGCTTGACACCGCCTCTGAGCCTTCGTGACTCAGCGGACTTCTTGCGAGCCTCCTCAGTCCAAGCATTGGTAGCCATCGGAGGCTTGGGTATACGAGGTTTCTTCGGAGCGGGATTCGGAGGAGCAGCCCCAGGCTTTGGAACTCTCGGAGCTCGTGGTTGATTGGCGGCAGCGATCCGATCACTCGAACCTCCTACCTTATCGAGAGCCATCGAGGTTCCTGTGTAAGTCCCAATATCCGCAGCGAGTTTACCAGTGCCCTTAGCAAACCTCGCCACCTTTCCGGCCTTTACCGCAGTGCCCGCTACCTTGGTTGCGCCTGCCCCTGCACCGACGCCCATAGAGCCCACAATGCTGCCAACGTCCGAGGCATTGGCGGCACCCTTGCCGTACCGTGCGCTCTGCCTACGAGCTGCCCAGGAGCCTATAGCGGCACCCGCTGCACCCCCCACGAGAGTGCCCACTACGGGCATCGCTGTCGAGCCTATCGCCGCCCCTGCCAAGGCTCCGCCGGCTCCAGCAGCGGCTCCACCGGCACCGTGTGCAGCCCAGCGTGCCCCCGTCTTCATCTTGGACTCGCCTTGCTTTGGTTTTCCGATGGCTTTGTACATCATCCCTGTCGTGGTGTAATCACTCATGGCGTTGCGAGTGACTTTCGGAAGCTTAACTCCTACTGGCTTTGTAGCCTTGGCTTTCTTCTTACCAAGAGCATAGCCGCCCGCTCCGATGGCTCCACCCGCTACAGCAAGGCGACCTGTGCGAGACTTGAGTACGCTTGCTCCGACGCCACCCACTCCACGAGCTGTGGTAGCAAGACCTCTGCCGATACGTCCAACAGAGCTCAGGATCCCAGCGTTGCCAACCACTGCAAGTTCTTTACTGTAGGTTGGAGGAAGCTGAGACCTCTTGGCCAACTTACTAATGAGGTTACTGATCTCGTGTCTCTTGGCTGTCTCATCCACTTCAGCCGCTGAAACCTTGGGTTGTCTTGCCATGCCCTTGGCTTTGTATCTCCAGGTAGGAGTTTTCTTGGCTGTCGCATGCATCTTTAGAGCCCGATCAAGATTTTTCTGACTCTCCACCGACACATCATCCCAGTCACTAAGAGTCGTTTTGGGCTTGGCTGTCAAAGCCTCTGTATTGGCTTTCCTCAACATACTTTGAGCATCGTGGGTTGCAGACCTTGTACGCCCCAACAGAGCTCTCTTGTACTTCGCAGCTTCCAGAAGCTTCTTGCCACCGAGGATTCTGCGAATGGCTCGCTTGGCTCGGCGTGCGATTGCTGAAGCAAGGCGTGCAGCGTCACTCCAGCTATTGCCGACCAGATCACCGTACTCGTCGTACTCAACATTGACCAATGATCTGGCAGTGTTTCCGACGATAAGGGCACGAAGCTCTCTGACCTGTGGGCTTACAAGCTTGTTAATCAACACCCCACAACCATCTTTCAGGCTGCATGCGCCGCGACTTCCGAGGAGAATAGCCAGGTGATCGGGTCGGTAGTTACGGGCAACGTAGGTGTAACGGCGACCATTCCACTCGCCTTCGCTGGCCTCGTTGTCGGTGAACAGACCCGTGCTGAGCTCGATCGGCTTGTTGTTGACCAGATGCTCGTAGATGCCTACATTGGTCTTGCGTGTACGGTCTACATCAAACCAACCCTCGGCCACGAGCTTTCCGTTGTACCGCGTGTTGAACACGGTGCCGATCTGATACTTCTCCAGCACACTGGGACTACGTGCCTCAACAGGCATACCGTCCTTCATCGGGTGGTTAACCACGATGGGCATGCCGTTCCATGCGTTGGGATTCTTGCGTACTTCCTCTTCGGGGTACAGCAACGGACCCTTGCTGCCCGCCAACACGCCAGGAACAATCATGGTCAGCGGTGCCACGAGGTACTCACGGTCATGCAGCCTTTCGCGTCGTACTTCGCCCGTGACGTTTGCTGTGGGCTGCTCCATAAAGTCAGTAGCTTCGGCGTTGGTGGTGTTCTGCTGAGCTTCTTCAGCTTGCTTCAACTGCATGCCAAATCTTAGCAGATCGTCTGCAGAAATGTTTGGCCTTCTGCGAGATGAGCCGGTGCTGGAGCCAGAGGAACTCGGCATCTTCAGGCCAAGCTCGTTAGTCCATTTGCTTCTGGAGGAGAGCATTTCCTCTTTTGCAATCTCGTCCTCGGCCTTACGCATGGCTCGGTAATCTTCAAAGTCCAGATCACGACCACCGCGCACTAGACGCTTGCCATGTTCTGCAGCGCGTGCCTGAGCAGACTGAGCGGCTTTCTTACCCACCCATTTTGCAGTTTCACCCCAACCGAACTTCTGTCTGGAGACTGCATCCGCCTTCCTCATGATGCTAGAGCGAACGGCTCCTGTGTACTTCATGGCTCGTTCGCGTTCCTGCTCAGCAAGCCTTTGGTGATGGCCACTCATCTGCTTACCTTTCTCGTAGCCACCGCGAATACCTTCGGCCACGATGTCGCCTGCGGTGGAGCCGAGGTGCTGACCAACCTTCGCAGTGACCTCTTCCACCGAGCCGCCGATAAGTCCTCTGAGGAAGGACTGGCCAAGGCTCTTACTCAACGCACCGCCTGTGTGGCGACGGTTGATACGATCACTGTATTCCTGAGCCTTCTTGGCATGGTAGTGAGCTAGATCGAGTCGCTGTTGCTGGGCTTCGATTGAAGAGTCTTCCATGAGCGTCGACTGGTCAGCAGCTTCATAGAGGTGCTGGGCAGCACGACTGTGAGTGTCGATGAGATCCTTGAGTTCTGCATGCTTCAGCGGCAACCACTTGCGGCGTCGCTGGGCTTCGAGCTTCTTGGCATGCGACGTATAGAGCTCAGCCAGCTTGGCAGTCTTGGTCATGTGCGTGCGGATGTTTTCACGACGCTCGTCAGCCGACAGCGACTTGTAGCCGCTCGCCGAGGGTACACCCAGCACATTGCGAGGGCTGACGATCATTGCTCCGCTCTTAGCAGCAGAACCACCCCGATGCCCTGGAATGCCCTTGTGTCCGTGATTGCCAGAGCCTGGACCACCGTTGAGTACGGCGATGATCGTGCGGACGTTGGCCGTAGCGAGTACAGGCGTGGCAGGAGTCTGATCCGCTCCACGACGCATTGCCTTTTCAAAGCTCTTCTTCTTGTGTTCCATGTGCTTCTCACTTAGTACGGGACCGCCTTCCTTGGCAGCCTTGGCTTGACGTCGCTCCGCCGCACGGAACTGGTTGAACTTCTTGATGTACTGCGGCAGGAAGCGATTGGCGTCTTGACAGTTCTTCTTGAAGAGGTTGTAGTGTGGACCCTTCAACTCACGCTTGGTGCCGTCCGGAGCCGTCTCCACCAAACGTCCCTGCGTGTAGCCCGTGACGACGTTGCCTGGAGAGCCTTGAAAGTCGTAACGGTAGCCCGTGCGCTTGTCCACCCAACTTGCATGATCAGCCGTATGACCACTGATCTTTTCCATCAACTGGATGATGCCAAGTGCACGACCACCCCTGGTGATGGCTCGCATAAGTCCGCTGGCAAAGGGACGGTTCTGCCGTACCAGACGGTCCTTGAACTTGATGAGCTTGGGATCGAGTTGATCACCTCTGAGCTCGTTATCCTCTTCCCACTTGTTGACCCACTTCGGCTGCAGAGCGTTGTGGTCTCGTTTCGTGTACTTGATGTACCCCGGACCACCCTTGGCCATCGCCTTACGACGACGGGCCTCGATGGACGCTGCACGAGCAGCCTCGGACCATTCGTTTACAATCGCTATGCGAGCCAGACGCGCTGTTTGGTTTGATACGAGTTTCATGAGATTACTCTATGTCGTTGAAATCTAAACAGCAACGATAGACAGATCAGCCAAAGGCTTTACCTAAGCACGACCATCGTAGGGCGAGTTGAGCAGCCTTACGTGACGATAGTACAGGTTGCGATGATAGTACTCGCAGATGATCTCCTCACCACGGACTCTTATACGCTTGCGAATATTGGACACGTGCATCTGAACCGCAGTACGTGACGCCAGATCATCTGAGAGACAGGCGTGTAGTTCCTCTCGCTTGTGAGGCATGCCGTCGCTTAGAAGATCAACAATACGTTGTTCGGTCGGCGTGTAGTTGTCACTCACTGGTCGGCCTGACCCTTGAGATGGTCTTGGATGCTCCGATCCACCGCTTGTCACCGCTGGCTGATCGTTCAATAGCCCCACGAATCCTCTTTGCGTCACGGATTTGTCCAACACTTTTCTCACCTACATTCGCTGGGATAAGCGTACACATGCAGTTGGGATGCCGAGGAAGTAAGCCACGAGCCTCTTCAATACTGAGGACTAGTCCTGCGAGCGGTGCACACTTCTTACACGGCGAAGGATTGCCCAGGCGAGTAACGCCCATTCCGCTCGTCGTCCATTCCACAGCCACGCCGAGAGCCTTTGCCCCCAGGTTTTCGTAGCCATCCAAGGCTCCTTCGTTAAAGGCCCGAACGATCTCTGTTCGTGCGATGGTCGTGCTTCTACTACTGTACCCATCCACAACGCTACCCAACTGCTCACCGATCTTACGAGGTGATAGGCCATTGACGATTCCGTCCAACAGAGTCCTACTCAACGTCGTATTCATCTGTTCGGTAAGCCCGCCCAAGTCGTTGTACGTGCGAGTGGCTAAGACTCTGACACGTTCCATTGGTGTAGGACCACCAAACGATTGACGCATGAACTCTGCCATGCCTCCCTGCTGATAGGCTGCCCCTGCTTCTTTGCTCATGCGGATGGTCTGTGTGGGGCGGCGATAACTGTTGTACGACTTCTGCAGTCCTCGTTGATAGGCTTGGTTGATGTAGTTGCCCAGCCAGGACTGAGCAGAGTCTTCCATGCTGTTCTTCAGAAATAGTTGGCCGACCTTGTACTGCAACCACTTCTTCATCTCTTCGAGCTTACGATCATTGCTGAAGAAGCGGAACTCCTCCGCATTACGCACTACATGATGGTGATGATCGAACAACCACACTGGACGCTCACGACCCAGCCCGAACGCGTCCTCCTCGATGACGAGTCGCTTCAGCTCCTTCTTGAGCATACCGAAGCGCACGTTGAACGCGGTGCTGAGGCGACCCCTCAGACGATGAGTTCTTGTGGGGTCAAGTAGTAGAGGATTCATAGATCCTCCTTAGTACGGCCATGATCTCGTTAGCAGTCGGCGGCTTGTATTTCACGAACGTTCCACGAGGCACGTCGTAAGCGTCCTCAGCCATGCGTGCCAAGCGACGCATCTTACGGCCAGAGAGTTGAAGCATCTTCTTGTTCTGTTCAGCCCATTTCCAGGCTTCAGTCTCCTGAGCATCCCTGACTGATTTAGGTGTGGTTGATAAACCCCAGTGACCATGCACATGATGACCAACCTCATGAGCAGCCACTTCTCTGGCGAACTTTCCACGAGTAACCTTGATGTAGGGAGGACTTTTCATATTCTGATGATCAGCTATCGCCTTCCATACATCATCAGGATACATACTGGGACTCAACCCCTTCAGTGTAGCAATCTGCTTGGCTATCTCAGGAGTTACTTTGAGGTTCATTGCACCCTGGATCATCTCAGGTGAACGTCCAAAGTGAGCTGGAGCATGGTACGTGATCTTCTGATCACCGGCCACCTGTTGTAAAGCCTGATACTGAGCCTTGACGTACTGAGGCTTACGCTTCCTGCGTTGTAGAGCCTCGGTGATGACACTCCCAGTCATCTTCTTGCGTTTGCGTGCCTCTGCTGAAGCCTTACGCGCTGCATCTGTCCAGGCGTTGACGATCAAACCGCGTGTGAATGGATTGATGAGTGTCGTCATCTTATAGTCCTCGCGAACTTTTTTCCCAAGCCAAATAGTGTTCCAGCAGAAACTCCAGTAGCAGCTTCAGCAGAACGAAGAGCTTGAAACAGCTTACGCTTGGATACTCTTAAACGGTTTCTGTTTTTGATTGCCCACTTCCAAGCATCACTTTCCATTCCTATGTAGTCCTTGACCTCTCCAGGTACGTGCTTCAGAGTCGCATGTCCAACTTCATGGGCAGCAATAGCTCTTTCAAGCCTGTGACCTTTTCCCACCATGATCCTAGGGGGATTGAGAGGAATCTTGTATTGCCTAAGAAACTCTTCGTCTAATCCTATTGCTCTACCTGCGTCAACTGTAGACGGAGCATAATGACCCCACATCTTTCTAGTGTCATCAGCCAAACCAATCGGATTTTGGTCAAGATATTTGATTTCGACATCCCCAGCCGCAGACTGCAAAGCTCCGTAGGCTTTCTTCATGTTAGACTTACGTTTTCTAGAGGCAGCACTGGCTTTTCTAGCAGCCTCTGTCCAAGCGTTTGTCAGCATGAACTGTCTGGTGAATGGATTGGAGATGAGGTTGTTCATGATAGCAAGATGTTCTTTCTTCCCTCAAAGATCGAGGAGGGAATAGTCTGCACTCGAAAGATCCTTGGTATTCCATACCTTCTACGCTTTTGCTCCTCACTGCGTGTCCAGCCCTTGCGTATCTCAGGGCACAGCACGTTGTAGATCGTGTCCTCGTCAGGGTCGACGCCGTTGTTGAGGCGGATTTCCTGGTGGTACTCTTCCTGGTGGAACCTGTGGTGGCTGATTGTTCGGGGCTTGACTTGGTACTGAACCTTCTTGCGGTTCCTCTTCCTCTTCGTCGTCGTTGAGGTTGCCGTACAGTTGACCATCGGGCGTGTAAACATCACCAGTTTCCTTGTCGAGCTTGTAGCCCTGCGGATTTAAGATGTACCCTGTTCCAGGTTCGATGGGGAATCCATACTCGGGGTCGATGTCGGAGGGAGCATTGTCAGCCCCTTGTTGAGGATCCTCTGTGCCATCCGCTGGCGGCGGGCCTCCTTCAACTCCCTGATAGTCCTCTCCGTCTCCGCCTTCCTGCTGAGGTAGTTCGCCCTCTTGCGGAATTTCTTGTTCTTCTCCATCATCTTGTTGACCAGGCTCTTGCTCGTCACCTTGCTGCTCCTGTTGATCAAAGAGGTTTCCGAGTACTTCACCTTCAGGGCTGTAAACGTCCCCTGTTTCCTTGTCAATAGAGTTGCCCGTATCGGGATCAATCAAGCGACCCGTAGCTGGGTCAACTTCAAGACCCGTGTCAGGATCAACGCCTTCCTGCGGCTGCTCACCTTCCATGGGCATGGCTCCGCCTTCCTGCTCAGGTGACATACCCTGACCCTGCTGAGCTTCTGCTGTTTCCGCACCCAACGGACCCTGAGACTCTTGAGGACTCTGCTGTTGCGCAGGCATGGGCTGACCCGTGTTCGGGTCCATGACGACTGGCTTACCGAACTCGTCCGTCTGTGCTGGCTCGCCCGTGTTGGGGTCAATGAACTGCCCCATCTCATCCTGCTCCATGGGCTGTCCTGTCATGGGGTCAATCATCTGCTGACCCTGCATCGCCTGTTGTTCCTGCTGTTTGGTGATATGCTCCATCGTAGCATCAATGGCAGCCTGTGCGCGGTTACGCTCCCAGCCACATACCTCAACGAACCATGTGAGCGGCTCCATCATCTGGTCCACTTGGCCGCTGATGTACGAGGCCATCGCCCCTGTCATGGCTCCTGCAATCTGTGCCTGCTCGCCTGGGGTGAGCTTCTGCTCTTCATTCCAATGCACAACGAAACGCTCAGGCGCAGGCAGCACGCCCACGTTAATGAGACGATCAATGAGAGGCACGATGAGTCGCGGTGTGAGATAGTTCTTACGACGCTCGTTGACTCGGAAGCCCCAAGCGATGGCGTCCTGGCTTGCCGCGAGTACACCCTGCTCACTACCCATGAATACACGCATGGGACAGGCCAGCTTGATGCAGATCGCCGTGAGCTCGTTCTGCACGTAGCTGTTTGGGTCCACTACCTGAGGACTGATGGTCTTCCAGGTAACACCCGTGGCAGCCAGGACGCGATCAAGACTGTCTCTCCACTTCTTCATCTGCTCACGCATGGACTCAACGTCCAGCGTTACGTCACCACCGAGCTGAGGATGAGTTTCCGCTGCCAACGTGGCAAAGGCGTTCTTCCAATACCCTTCGCCGCATGCGCCGTAGATTTTCTGAAGATCGAGGAGGTTGTTCAACACGGGTCGCATACGCGGAGCGGCAAAGATCTCACTACTGCCCGCATTGGCACCGACGTCTGCGATGTGGATAACCCGAGAGTAATGAACTTCAATGGTGCTCAGCGGCATGCCGACGCCCGTGTACTGCTGCATGGGATCATTGATGGTGATCCTGTACATCGTGGGCTGCCCGAAACGCGGACTGCTCATGTTCTGCTCGTACTGCATGATCTGTACGAGGTTCTCAGGAAACACGCGCACGTAGAGCAGCTTGCGACCACCTGCGGCTTGAGGCATTACGTCAGGCTGCTCGCCCTGCTCTTCGCCGTCCTGGAACGGCTGAATGTCCGTTTGTCCAGCGACCTTTGGCTTGTGGCTACCATCCGTCTTGAACTTTCCAGGCTCGGGTTGCTGCGTGCCCTGATCCTTGATGTCCTTCAGCTCTTGAGTGTCCATGGGGTCATGGTACTGACTCTGCTGTGGATTGGCAGTGTTCTGAAACGCCGAAGGGCTGGGCATGGACGGACCTTTTGGCTCAGGATCCAGTTTCTTACCGTTGGACGATTTGGCATCCTTCGGCTTAGGCGTGCCCTCGGTGACCGGATCAAGCGTCTTCTTGGATTGCATGTTTTCCTTTTCGGTAACACGCTTCTCCTTCTTGGGCGGGAACTCATCCGCATTGCGTACCCAGTCCATGAGCAATTGACGCTCGTTCCACGTAATGGCCCCCACGGCTGGCTCCTGCCAACCCTCGACCGGCTGATTCATCGACAGTCCATCATCAAAGCCAAGGAGGATAAGGCCGAACTGCCCGACGCCGCTGAGAATATCTGCACGCCTGCACGTTTCCCAGATGGGGTGAACGACCTCTTCCTCAGGCTTGTAGTGCGAGTTCACGCCACGTAGAGAAACTGCAAGATCCTTGAACGCCTGCTCAAAGGGCGTCATGACGTTAGGATCTTCGTCCTCGTAAACGTCCGGCGTAATCTGCCAACACTCGCTTGGCATGAGCTCTACGACACGTGCAGCGATCGGGTGACGCTCGTAATACTCTTGCCACTTTTCGCTCGTGATCTCATACGTCTCGGGGTAGCCGCACTCCCGATTGTAGTTGCGTCTGGCATCCATCCATCGCTGGATAAACGCCCCACGTGAGAAGAACTCATTCTGCACGAGTTCCAGAAAGCGGTTCTGAAACTCCGCATTCATCGTAAAGCCGTCGCCTGCTTTGTTGATGGCTTCACCAAGGGCAGCGCGTTTGCGATCTGCTACTGACATCACATTCTCCCCACGTTACGCATGACCTGTTCCCACTGCTCACGACCGTCGTAGTCGTAGCCACCCTTCTCCAGCAAAGCTTCCTCTTCCTTGCGTTTCCGCTCCAACTCAGCAATACGCAGATCAATCGGTTTGGCATCGCTGGTAAGACTCTTGCCCACCGTGACCTGTTTATGCTCTGCCTCGTGATGACGTCCGAGGTCAGCGATTGTCTTGGGTTTGTCCGCCACAGATGTGTTCCTCAAAAGCCTTGGCAGCGGCGTCCTGGACTGCGGGATTGTACGTCTTGACTACGAGTGCTGCGGCTTCCCATGCTTCCTTGATGTTGTCCGACAGATCTTTCCACAAGGGCAAACGCTGTCCACTGATGAGCGACTTCCAATCACTCTTACGGCAATACGCTTCGTATGCGACTTGTCCGAGGGTCATCTGTACTGCCCCATCTTTCTGACTTTCTTCAGGCCCTTAGCTGCCACGTCTCTAGACACTTGGTAGAGTTGCTTTACACTACCACCCGTCTTTGACATCGTCTTCACAGCTTTCTGGGCACGAGCCCTATCTTGTGTCTGAAAGTCTTTGATCAGTCTCTTCGTGCTCTCCTTGTTGTCGACCATCATCTTCTTCTTTTTCTTCTTGCCAGCACTGCACGCATTGATGACCATGCCGGTGAATGGATTGATGATCATATCATACTCCGAATAACGGGTGGAGCCTTAAAGGTGAGACCGTAACATGCCAGCACTAACGCATCTGCCTCGTCAGGACTATGCCCGTCCAACATGTCCTTGATAGTCAACGTCTTATCGTCAGCGTTTTTCTTCTGCTTTGGAGGCAAGTACAACCTTCCCTCAGGATCATAAAGTAGTGGAAGCATCTCAAGTTGATCTCTGAGGGAAGGGCCTCCATCAATACGCTTCGTTCTAATCAATTCCTTTGGCAGAGCAAAGCATATCTCCAGCACGCTTGGGTCTAAGCCTAAGCGAAGAGTCCCGTACATCTCAGCACGGCGATTCTTGTAGATGTAACGCTCCTCGTTAGCGTTGCGCACTTCCTTCTTCGGCATGTAGTCCGCTGTACGTTTCCACGCTTGAGGATCTACGACTGCCTCGCCGAAGCCTATGGACGCACATTCGTAGCCCATAGCTCGTAGACGATCCGCGTGCTGCTTACCACCACCTCCACGATCAAATAGCCAACGATCAGGAGGCACGTTATATCGCTTACCGATGGCAATGGTCTTCCCCGGAATATCATTCGTGTCAGCCGTCTTGATTGCTTCCATGTAAATCAGGCCGTGGTTATCCACTACACACCAGACGGTGTTATCGCCTCCTTCAGCCGCGTCAATGCCCATCGCTAGACCACTGCGATGCTCAGGTAGCTTGGTAGCCACTTCCTCCGAGCGGTCCAGCCATGCTCCAGGAAACAGCTTGACCTCACGACCCTCGTAGAACTTGCCCTGAAGGCCGATGGTCTGCCTGATTTCATCCCAGGTCACAAGGTGCTTTTGATAGTCCGCATAAGACTTAAGACCTGGAATGATCATCTCATTAGTCGGCTCTATGCCAGAGTCCTTCTGCTTATAGCCATAGATGACGTTAGGACTCATGTCCGCTGAGATGTTAATGATCCTGCGGAAGAAGTGCTTATGCGTGGTGGCCTTTATGCTTCCGCCTTTGGTGCCCTTGTAGAAGAAGTTTGTGCAGGGATAGGGATTGCCGATAGCGAGCTTCCGATGTGCCCACGTATCCACCTTCTCCCAAGCCTCGTCGTCAATACCACTCGCCTCGTCTGCAACGAACAGAGTACGAGGGAGCAACCTGCCGTCAGGTAAACGATCATGTTCAGTGCGAGGAACGTGATGACCAAGTAA